ATTAACCAAGCCAATCCGTTCACATGGAGAACTCTTCTGAGCACAGGGAATTTGAGCTTCCGTTGGAGTTTCAATTTGCCATGCGAAAGGCAGAGCTTCAGGCTGATGAGATGTGTTGGGAGCAACTTCACTCCGCACTCCTTAACCTGTACTACCAACGTTTGATGGAATGGCAAGCAGTGCGCGAAATCTTGGCTGGTGAAAATATTGATCTGACCTTTGAGATTCCGACAAACTTAGAATTAGAAGAACTTGCCGCCGCCTGCATGTACGCAAGCGACGACGAAGATGAGGACGACGAAGAAAACTGCGTTCCGTTTTAAACGTAATCCCGTTCTAGACGTTCGATCAAACGGTTTAAATACCAACGGGCTTTCTTGGCATCCTGGAGCTTATTGCCTTTATACCAAAGACGTAACAAATATTTAAGTGTCTGCCACAACAGACCGCCGGAAATAGGGTCAGGGGCGTCCTGTACGGCTTGCTCTAGTATGTCAATGACTTCTACCTTGCCCGCTGTATAGTGCTCTGGGTGATCTACTGGATCCCCCTTGGGAGCAATAGGAGTTTTAGTTACTGACTTGGCGGCAAGGCAGAGCCCATCAACGGAATTAGAAAATCCTACCGACTTGAGCCACGTTTCATTGACGGAGAGCCCAGAGCCAGGACAAGTTTCTGTGGGCGAGGAGACGACGCTGGATACTGCTCCAGGGCTTCCTCCATCGAAGGAATATACCCGGTCATCCCCGGACGCGATTGTGAAATCTCCTTCCATTCGTGGTTGTCCTCACCAAGGTTTAAGCGTTCCCGACCCTGTTGAGGAAGGACCAGACCCCTATTATACATATCTTGGAGGGGCACGTCAGCCTTTTCGTTGCTCAAAGGTGCACCAAAGTCTTCTTCGGTCAGGCAGCGACAATCAATCTCATCTTGGATGAAACTATCCAGGAAACCAGCGGCTCCGTGCATGGTAATATAAGGCCTAAATTATGTCTCTTACAATATTATCACGACAAGATTTGTTGCTTGAGTAGGTAGTTAAAATGGGTTTAGGTACATCTGGAGCGGAGAGTTCGGATCTACGGCCAGAACAGGCGTATGACACAGACTTACGGCGAGTAGAACCAAGGGAGCGAAACTCTGTATCTGTATTAAATGATAAACAAGATAAAGTAGCTAAGTACATGGCAGCCGCACGTAGCGCTGGGAAATTCAGGCAAAAAGCTGGTATTGATGAGCCATCTATTCGAGGTAAAACACCTAGGGCGGAAGCAAGTATCGCTGGAACAGCATTGCCCAGCATGGGTGACACAATAGGTAGAGCAGGTAGTACCAACTACGCCAATAAACCAGGTGCTAGCTTTGGTCGCAGCTACGGTTAGTACGTAGTATTTCCATAGGCTTCAAGTTCTAAAGACTCTTGCAGCATTTCAAACATAGGGTGAAGCGTATTTAATACCCATTGCACGTCATCACCACGAAAACGAGAAAACTTTTTGCAAAGTTCCTCGTTCTCTTGGTAAATTATGGATCTCATTAAGATCTCTACAACTTCAAGTCTTTGTGCAGCAGCCATTACACCTGGGAGAAAACTACTTCTTTCTTTTGATCTTGATATTTACCTTTCCTATCCTGGTAGGATACTTCGCAGGGATAACCTCGGTAAAACAAAAGTTGTGTAATGCCTTCGTCAGCGTAAATACGATTGAACAAGCCAGTGCAATTACTGATTTCTAACGTAAGGTAGCCTTCCCACTCAGCTTCGGCTGGTGTAATATTTACCAAGATTCCTGATCGTGCGTATGTTGATTTACCTACGGCAACAACAGTAACATCCCTTGGAAGTTTAATGCGTTCTTGAGCGACACCAAGGCAGTATCCGTATGGTGGCAAAATAAAATATTGGCCCTTCTCATCTTCCAGTAACTCTGCATTTGTTAGGATATCCGCATCAAAATCTTTTGGGTCACAATCCCCTTTTTGAATCCGCCCAAAGATTAGGCACTGCTTGGGGGATAGACGAATATCATATCCGTATGAGCTAAGTCCATAGCTTAAAATACGACGCCCATCTACTTCACTGATTAGCTTGTCCTGGAAAGGACTGATCATTTCTTTTTGTAATGCCAGTGCTTTGATTTCGCGGTCGCAAAGAATGCTCATGAAGTTGTCGAATCGGTACTTAGTCTACCGTGGTCAGGTAAGGATCCGCCCCTTGTCTTGGTAAAGATCTATAAATCTTTGTACGGCATGCCCCGTGTCCGTCAATGGTGGCAGGTAGACAATCAATGAAGTGCATGTTTTGTGACTAGCAATACCTTGGCTTGTGTTTTTTACAAGTAAGGGCGGAGTCTTAAGAATGCAAACAGGAAAATCAAATATCTTTTGTTCATATCGGATCATATCTGGGCAGTTACTAAAATACAACGCTTGCTTGACATCTTTTTTGAACCACGTACGATACAGTTTACGGAACCAGACGGCATGGGAAGATACCATTGAAGGAGAACTTGATCGTGTCATCTTCCAGCGATCCATTTTCTTTTGCCAGAAGTATGCTCCCCCTGGAGGAAACAGGTAAACCTTCCCTGACCATTCTTGGACGTTAAGACCGTCGTCCATGGGAGAGTAAAATTTTTCTGCTTGGACGTATTCATTAGCAACTTTTGAACTGGCAACATCCAAGTCAATGCCATTCATCAGCGCATGCGCAGAAGATATCAAATCATAATTCGTGATCAGTTCTAAATCTTCCCGGTGCGTCCTGTAATCATGAATAGCCATTACGTTTCATCTACCTTGTTATAGTCTATTTCCAAATAGCGAATGCCCTCTGCATCGTTAACTATGTAACCAGCTTTCTCTAGTGGATTAATTTTCTGTGCTGCTTCCAGGATTCTGCGGAAAGTCTCAGCTAGATCTCCGTTATTGTTTTGTTCTTCTTTTTCTTGAGCAGAGTGAAGTTCTTCAAGCGTCAAGAAAATCATGGAACGATCTTGGTTTTCTGGTTGGAAAACCATGACACCAGGCCCTTCCGCTTCCCAATGTTTTAGATACTGTTGGCCGATGTCACCAAGGATAAGTTTTAAGGTGGCATCGAGCATCTTTGTTTTTGTGTCGTCCAGATCGGGGCCGATCACTGAGGCAAGAAGGCGTTCGCGTCGATTCATTTGGCTAACAATTTATGGAAGGCAAGAGACTCTAAAAGTTTGGGCAGTGGTTTGTACAACACCACAAGTTTACCCAAGTTACCACGTTTCTTAACAAGCTTGCCGGTTTCATCTCGTACTTTATCAAACTCTCCTGAACGAATCAAGTATTCTGCAACGCATCGCAAACGTCGCTTCAAAGGTAATTCAGCAAGAGGAAATTTACCACATATTGTATCAGGCTGCATATCCTTAAATGCAACCCGAAGGCGATTGGCTAATGTCATACCAGAATTGACGTCCTCTTCTTCATAATTCTTAATATTCTCTAGGTATCTTTGCAGGGATTCGTTATCAAAGGAACCTTCGGGAGGTAAAAACATTTCCACCTGAAGACCCAAAGAAGAAGGCAACAATTCTTTGCAGTTTTCTAAAGTGAGCAAACTTAGATCAAGATTGTGAAACCGATATGACATTATTCTAGTTTTCCTTCGGTTGACGTTTTATATAGCATAGAAGATTTGTGTAAATCCGCTGGAACAATAGCTCTATCTTTGGAAAAAGAACGAATTAAATTGTTCCAAGGCACACGAATAACTGCTTTCTTCCCCGGTACTGGGCAAATGTTTACGTAATGGATTCCTTCTGTCCACCCTTTATCAGTATTTGTTCGTCCCATGGCAATCCAATTCCTGATTGTTTGATCTGATACGCCCAGGCGGCGGGCGCACTCTTCGTTTGAAATGTACTCATCTGCAAAAGCTTCCGGATTTAGGCGACTGGTTTCTTCAGTTTGATACTTGCTTTGCCATATGGAGCCAAGAATATTACGGATACCTTTGAGTTCATGGGCTACATCCTCCAAGCCTTTACGAATTCCGTAAGACATTCCAACCATTTGTTTTGTATTAATGCTAGTGTGTAAGCAAAGATTCTGCTAGGTCCATGGAAGAACAAATTCCCGCCAGCCAAGTGCCACAGCAGATGCAAGGGATTTCTCCTGACCAGCTAACAGAAATGAAGGCCCGTGCGAGGGAACAAGCAATTCGCATGATGAAACAACAAACTCCTGGTCCAGAAGGATACCTTCGTGCACCTGAGGCTCCCGTCGTGCTACCTGGAGGGTACATGTACATGCCCGAAGCTCCGGAACCTAAAATTGTATATGTACGCCGCAACCTAACCGTTGCTGAAATCTTAGTAATTGTTGTGATTTCTTGTACTGTTGTTGGTGGTATCCAAGGGGTTTGGGGGTTTGCTTCTAACTATCTACCGCAAATTGAAGTAAGGGTTAAGTGACCCTGGGGCACAACCAATTATAATTAACTGAATAGGTTTACGTTACTTATAAGTGGCCAACAGACGCATATCTGAGCTTCAAGAACTTGCAGGTCTTGACCTAGCGGATCAAGATCTGCTCACAGTTGTGCATGTTTTTGAAGTTGACCCAACATTAAAAAATAGAAAACTAACCGTATCAGGAACAAGGACATATTTAAACCAGCATTATTTACCTGGCTCCGGGGGAACTGTAAGTGGCTCCGTAGTTGTACAAGGTAATCTCACCGTTTCTGGAACCACTACTTTTTCTGCTTCTACTTTTACTGGTGTTGTTACTGTTGGTTCTCTTGTCTCCCAAAGCGGAGCAACTGTAAGTGGAACTATCAGCGGAGTTACTATCACAGGGCAAACTTTACAAGGAACAAATGTAAACGGTGTTTCTGGTAATTTTAATACTATTACTGGTTATACAATTAACGTTGATTCTGGAAATTTTTTAACTAAAGTTAGTGGGGCAACTATCACTGGAGCTTCAGGTGCTTTTACTTCCTTAACAGGACAAAGCATTACTGGCACAACAATAAATTTTCAAACACTTAGTGGTAATGGGGCAACAATATCAACACTAACCGGAGGTACGGCTAGTTTTTCTTCTGTAACAGGAACAACAGTTACCGGAACAACTGCAAATTTTGCATCCGGAGTATTCACAGGCCAGCTTTCTGGTGCCACAATCACTGGCAATGTTATTTCTGCTACTAGTGGTAACTATTCTGTACTTTCAGGAACAACTACTACAGGTACAACAGCAGCTTTTACTTCCGGAGGATTTACATCTTTAACCGGCACTACTACAAGTGGCACTACGGCAAATTTTGTATCTGGCGTTTTTTCTACACGTCTTTTTGGAGCCACAATTACAGGAAACTCTGGGCTATTTGCAGCACTTACAAGTGATAATGCAACTATTACTACCCTTACTGGTAACACGGTAGAATTTGTATCAGGAAATATTCCAATCTTTAATGCTTCAACAATTACTGCAGCCACTGGTACTTTTACAACTATTAATGCAGTTAATTTAAATTATTCAGGAGGCTTGGTCTTCTCTGGTAATACTTTTACTCTTGGCTCGGGATTTTTTAGCTCAGGCATTAGTGTTACGGGAGTAGTTAGTGGCCAGACGTTTACAGGTACGACTGTTTCTGCAACCACAGGTACATTTGTTTCTTTAACAGGTACTACAACCACTGGTACAACTGCCAACTTTGTGTCAGGTGTATTTACTACACAAGTTTCTGGTACAACTGTTATTGCTACTACTGGTACCTTCACATCATTGACAGGTACTACAACTACTGGTACAAGTGCTAACTTTGTATCCGGTGTATTTAGTACTGCATTAAGCGGAGCCACAATAACTGCTTCCACAGGAATTTTTACTTCACTAACAGGTACAACCACAACCGGCACAACTGCTAATTTTGTATCCGGTGTATTTAGTACACAACTTTCAGGAGCAACAATCACCGGTACCACAGTTGCCGCAACCACGGGTACATTTGTTTCTTTAACAGGTACAACAACTACTGGTACAACTGCAAACTTTGTGTCAGGTGTATTTACTACACAGCTTTCTGGCGTAACAATAACAGGTACGACCGTTGCAGCAACTACAGGTAACTACACTTCGTTAACAGGTACTACAACCACTGGCACCACTGCTAATTTTGTTACGTTTAATGGTGCTTCCGGTGTATTTACAACTGTTGTGTCAGGTGTTACCATAACCGGCACCACCGCAAATTTTGTATCTGGTGTATTTACTACTCAACTTTCTGGCGCCACAATTACCGGTACAACAATTAACGCAACCACTGGCAATTTTGGGACACTGACCGGCACTACTACTACTGGCACCACTGCTAATTTTGTAACATACAACGGAGCCTCCGGTGTTTTTACTACAAGAGTCTCAGGCGCCACTGTTACAGGAAACACAGGTTTATTCACAAATATTACCGGATCTACTATCACAATTACCACACCTTCTGGCGCAACACCAGCCATTGTTTGTTCCGGTGTTGTATCTGGTGGTACCAGTGGCTTTGTAATCCAAGGACCGTTGATTATTCTGCCGTAATCAGAATAAGTTTTAAGCTAGAATAAAGAAAAAGTAATTTACTGGCGGTA